TAAGCCACCCTTATCTAAGAAATATATAAAAGAATACTAATTAAGATGTAACGATTGGTATTGCTCCTCCTGAGTCAATGTTGTCAAAAGGAGTTGTAGTATAATCTAAAATCATTGGGAAAGGTTTATTTTCCATTCCCGTTATTGTAAGACTATATCCCGAGCGGTCTCCCCAAGCTGCACCTGAGTCCATAGTACCTGCGTCAAGTTCCATTCCGTTTACAGTTCCTAATCCAACTATTACGTTGTGTCCGTTAGTTAGAGTAGCATTTAATTCAACAAAACAAATAAGTTTCGTTGCTGCTAAAAGTTTAATTTGGTTTTGGTCTTCTTTTGTAAGTCTGTTAAGAATCACATTTAATTGGGGAGTGTAATAAATAGTTCCGTTTTCTCTCGAGCCTACGATAGTATCTGTTAGACTAGCTACACCAAGAGGCATAACATATTTATAAATAGAGTCAGTTCCCATATCAATGTCTGAAACTTCTCCTGTTGCTTCTGTGATAGATAATACTTGGTCGTAAACTGCGAAATATACGTTTTTAATTCCCCCGCTGATTCTATTGCAAGAAAGCCCTCTTCCCTTTGTTAGTGCTGTACAAGCCATATTTTTTGTTTTATTAGGTTAAGGGAGGAGAGGTTTTACCCCCTCCTTCCGTATTATTTATTTAATTACGATACAAGTACAACGTCAGCTCCAATACCTACTTGAACACCTCCACTGTAACGAGCTAATAATCTAATGTTATCTGAACCATCTAAAGTAGCCATATCTAAAAGGTCAATTCTTGAAGTTTGGTCGCTTAACAAGTCAGTACCAAAGAATAAGTTGCTTCTTTCTGCTGCTACTAAAACGTCATTAGACATTCCGTTACAAACTGCAATTTTGATTCCTTCAAATACTGCATCATAATCTCCATTCATAGAGTAAGCATTCACATATCCTAAAGTAGAGATAGCTGAAATGTATAATCTGTAAGACTTAGGACTCATATAGATATGCAAGTCTTCTTTTGTGTAAACTGTTGTTGGGATAGATGCTGTACAGTTTTGTAAGTTTTCAATAATGTTAGCTGCTGAGAAAGCTGTTCCTGCTCCACCTACATTAGCTACATCAACTACAGTGTTACCTGCTTGTACTAATCTACCAACTGCTCCTCCTGTTACGAATCCTGTAAATTCTCCTGCTGTTGCGTTATTACCTACCCATATAGAGTTTTCTGTTGCATCTGCAATAGTTTCTCCAATGTAAGAAATTACATAGTCAGAAAAAGATGCAGGTGGTGGTGCTCCTGCTCCTGCTCTCATCTCTAAAGCTTCCCAAGAAGAAAGTAAAGTTTGCTTACATAAATCACTTTGAACCATTAAGTTCTTAGGCTCTAATACTGCCTCAGTCATTGTAAGTGTTCCTGCTAAGTTTACATCACAAGTTGCGTCTTGTACCATTGATGCTGCATTCATTTTTTGAATGTTAGACTTAAACTTGATATTTTCTATCATTGTTAAGTACTCCATAGAGTTTGCTGAACGAAGTGCTTGCGAGATATAGAATCCTGCTGCCTTCCCTGCGTAATTTGATGTTACGTTTAAAGCCATTTTTTTGTTTGTTTTTAGTTATTGTATAAGTTATAAAGGTATTTTTCCCTTCTTGTCATTTTTGATAATTCTCTTTTAGATAAAGAAACCTTAGTAGCTTCTGAACTAAATTTATTTGTATCTAAAGGAGCTGATGCAGGTGCTGATGCTAATTCAGTCTTTAGTCTTTCGTTTTCTGCTTTTAATTCTTCGAACTCAACTACTTCTGTAGTCTTAATAGATTTAGGATTAGTAGAAGGCTCAATAACTTCTTCAGCCATTTCTTCAACCTCATCATCTCCTCCGTCTTTATCTTCTTTAAGACTTGCTACAGCATCTTCTAGGTTTTGGATTCTTTTCTCCATACCTTCCCAATCAGCAACGTCTGCATATTTTTTTTCTTCTTCTTCTTCAGCTAATTCTTCCTCAACTACTTCTTCAGTAACTTCTTCTTCAGTTTCAGTTTCCATAACTTCAGCAACGATACCTTCTTCTTCAACTCTGAAAGTAACTCCTGTATCAGTCTTGTAAGTTCCAACAGGTAATAAGATAGTAGTACCATCTTCAGTTAAAACAGAAATATCAACTCCTGCCTCTAATTCTTCAGCTGTTGAAACGAAAATAGTTCCGTCTTCTGACTTTGCTTGCCAAGCCATTGATACTTCTTCGCCTTTATCAAGACCAAGTGCTACCAATATTTGATTTTTTAAATCCATAGTTTTGTTTTAAGTTCTGTTATATAATAGAATAGTTATTGTTCTGTTTGATTTTTAGATATTAAAGCTAGTAATTTTACTTAATATTGAGTCCATTTCTTTTTGGTTTACTTTTGCATCAGAACCTCTTGAGCCAAATAATTTTTCAGCTTCTTTAGAACCTAATTCTTTTGCAGCTTTTATTCCTTTCATAGATAAAATTTCTACTTTTTCCCAAGCATCAGCAACTTTTAAAACTTCGCTTCTTAATTTATCTTTTGTTTTACTAACATTTTTTTCTAAACCTAGTGCTTTATCATATGCTTTATCTATATCATCTACCAAACCCAACTCAACCTTCTCAGTCTTAAGTTCAGTTTTGTTTTCTCTTATTAGCTCATTTAAAGCACTTAGTATTTGTTCTGTAGTTGGTTGTTTTTTGTTCATTTGTTCAAATTTATTAGTAAAGTAACCTTCAATTGATAATCCTTTTAATTCTCCTTCTTTAATTTTATTCCAAAGCTCATCATTCTCTATCTTCATTTTTACAAACCAAGTGCCGTTAGGTAAGTCGTAACCGTATAACTTAGACTTATCTTGGTCACCTTCCTTAATCCAACTTTCAACTGTAAGAACTCCTGAAACTCTGTCTTGATGTTGGTATGTAGCTTTGTGATGATTGTTATGTTTTAAATACAATTCACTAGCCTTACGTACAGTTTCTTTTGAAAAGAAAACATAGTAATCACTATCCGTATTAGGGTCGTGTCTGAATATTTGCTTATTAGGAATCAAAGCAGGACTAACTAACATTCTCTTTTCCTCATCTACTTTAGCGAAAGTTAAGTTGTTCTTTTCTTTACCAAAGAATACAAAGTCTTGCTCTATTGCAGGACTCGTTACTAGACTGATTGCATCAATAGCTAACTCTTGATTTTCGTCTTGAATAATTAATTCTACAATTTTAGTTTCTGTCATAGTATATAATAGATATTAAGTTACTTTATTTGATTTTAGATTGTAGCTCTACGTCTTATATTTGCTAATTGGTTTTGACTGTTAGACATTTCGTCTGTTACTACATAAGCCTTAGTAGCTTCAGGTGCTACTCCTCCTGATATATCAAAAGCTCCTGACATCATTTGAGGTGCAGGTGTACTTGTATTAGGTGCTGAAATGTTACCACCACCTCCACCACCTCCACTACTATTTGCACCTCTTATAGCTGCTATATTCTTTAATCCCATTGCTACGGCTGCTGCTGCTGCTACTCCACCTAATGCAGGACCTATAACAGGAATACCTGCCAAAGACTTATAAGATGCTTGTGCTGATTGGAATGTATCAATAGTTGTTGCTGTTATTGCTAAAGCTTTTCCTGTTGCAGTTTCTTCTCCTGCTATTTTAGTTAAATCCCTTAAAGTATTTTTAGTAAGATTTAATTTTTCCTTTTGTGTCATTGCATCCCACTCAATACGCTTTTCTGATAATTCTTGTAAAGATAATTCAATAGTCTTTTTCTTTTCAAAATTAATATCTTCTGCTTTAGCTAATTTTTCTATAAGTTCTATTCTTTTATTAACTAATTTTTCTATCCCTTCAAATCTTTCAATTTCTGCTGCTCTAATTTCATCTATTTTAGCAAGTTCTTCATTTCTTAATCCATTTAAAAAGTTCTGTAAACTAATCTGTCTACCTGCACTTTCTTGTCTTACATTAGCTAAGTTAATTTCTAATTCTGATAAAGCATCAAGGTCTTCAGCCATTACACCATCTTTACCCATTATTCTATGCCTTTCAAGTTCTAGCTCAACTGCTTCTTCTGCTAATGCTATTCTTTTATTTTCTAAGTCAGTTTCAATTTCAAAAGCTTGTGTTGCCGCTTCTTCTCTTTCCTTGTAACTTTTAGTAATATCTTCTGCAATTAATTTTAGCTTTTCTACTTGTGCTATGCTTTGAGCTGTTTCTACATTTAATTCTCTTTGCGAATCTCTTAACTTTTGATTAGCTGTTACCATCTTATTAGTAGCATCTACTTCTTCAGTTATCTCAGCCACTACTCCTGATACTGCTGCTTTAGCATCTTCTGCTGCTCCTTTTAAATCTCCTGAGAAAAACTTAACAACAGCACCCCCTAACTTAGCAACTCTATCTGTTATAACTGAAATAGCAGCCCCTACTGTCTTTAATGTTTTCTCTAATAACTCAGCACCTTTTTTAGTTTGTGTAAGATAAGTTGCTAAAGATGCAAATGCTATAACTAATGCACCTATTCCTGTAGCTGCTATTCCTGTTTTAATTACTGTAAACAGAGTTTTTGCCCCTCCAATTATATCTCCACTAAACATTTTCTTGAAGCCTACCCCTGCAAGTTTGGCTTGTAGAGCAATTTGAGTAAGTCCATTTTTCATTATTTTAGCTACATCTTTGAACTTATCTTTTACTCCACCAATAGTAATTCCAAATGCACCAAATTCATTTGTAAGCTCTTTTGTTTCTTTTTTAACTTCGCCAATATTTGATTTGATTTCTGCTTCTAATACTATAGTTTCCTTTGCCATAATTTTATTTTATAAAGTTACCCCTGTTTTTAATTGTGTGAATCTTAAGTTACTAACCCATTCTATCGTCTTGTCTGTTGCTCCTTCTACAGACATAATATAGT